AATGAAAAAAGAAATATATTTCAAAAATACTCTATATTAAATGAAGAATCAATTGTTCAATGGAAACATTCTAATGGTTGGACTGAACTTTCAAAAATAAATTTTAAACAATTGGTTGATGCCGTTAATAATTATATTGAAGAACAATTTATTTGGGAAAAAACAAAATATGATGCAATTGATGCTTGTCAATCAATTGACGAATTAAAAGCTTTTATTCAAAACGAACACATTTAAATAACATATGGTTAATTTATAATTAAGATTTTAAAATATTATGAAAAAATTAAATGAGAAATTATCTGAAGCATTAGAAATAGAACCAATACCAATAGTGGCAACAGAGGTGGTGGAGGTAAAAGATACTGTTGAAGATGATGCTGAGTTTGCCAGACAAAACCTCCGTAATTTAATTGAAAAAGGTAATGATGCAGCAGACCATATCATTTCTGTTGCCAAACAATCTGACCATCCAAGAGCATTTGAGGTGGTAGCAGGTATGTTAAAGAATCTTGCTGATATGAACAAAGACCTATTAGAGGTACAGAAGCGTAAACAAGATTTACAACCAAAGACCACAAACAATACTCAAAATTTGAACATAGATAAAGCTGTATTTGTTGGATCTACAGCAGAATTACTTAAACAATTAAAAGAAAATAAATAAAACTATGGAAACTTTACAAGAAATAATGAAGAAGGTTCTTGCAGATACTTTTGCATTGTACCTCAAAGCTCACAACTATCATTGGAATGTGGAAGGTTCTAATTTTCCACAATACCATGAATTCTTTGGTAATCTTTATGAAGAACTGCATGGTGCGGTAGATCCAATTGCCGAACAAATTCGTTCTTTAGACACATATGCACCAGGTTCTTTCACTCGTTTTATGGAACTATCAGAGATTGAAGATGAAACTTCTGTGCCTGCAGGCGTAGAAATGGCTCGCCGTTTAATGACTGATAACGAAAGAGTTCTTGCCACTTTGAATGTTGCTTTTAAATTAGCAGAACAATTTGACAAACAAGGCCTTGCAGATTTTTTAGCAGGTCGTATTGATACTCATAGCAAACACGCTTGGATGCTTCGTAGCATCACAAAATAAATGAACGATGGTTATTTGGGAAACTCCAACCTAAAAAGGGTTGGAGTTACTATATCATTTACCGAAGAAGAAGCACAAGAGTTCATCAAGTGTGCTTCTGATCCTGTTTATTTCATTAAAACCTATGTAAAAATTGTGAATGTGGACTCAGGTCTTATTCCTTTTAATATGTGGGATTTTCAAGAAGAAATGGTGCGTGACTTTCATGCTAATCGTTTCTCCATCTGTAAAATGCCTCGGCAGGTTGGTAAAACTACTACAACGGTTGGTTATATGTTGTGGTGTGTTTTATTCCAAGAAGAATACAATATTGCTATTCTTGCTAACAAAGGTCAATTAGCACAAGAGATTCTTTCACGGGTTCAAAAGGCTTACGAATATCTTCCGTTGTGGTTGCAACAAGGTATCATCACATGGAACAAACGAAATATTGAACTAGAAAATGGTTCAAAGATTTTTGCATATGCAACATCCGCAGCTGGTGTTCGTGGTGGTACCTACAATTTGATTTTCTTAGATGAGTTTGCTTTCGTACCTAAAAACATGGCAGATGAATTTTTTACATCTACCTATCCGGTTATTTCTTCTGGTCAAACTTCAAAGGTCATCATTGTTTCTACACCGTGTGGCCTTAATCACTTCTATAAAATGTGGGTTGATGCTACAGAAAAACGCAGCCTCTATAAACCAATTGAGATTCATTGGTCACAGGTACCAGGTCGTGATGCAAAGTGGAAAGAAGAAACAATCCGTAATACTTCTGAAGAACAATTTCGCCAAGAGTTTGAAACCGAGTTTATTGGTTCTTCTGCTACTCTGATTACTGGTGCCAAATTGAGGTCATTGGCATTTCGTGACCCACCATGGCAAGAAGAATGTCTGGACATTTATGAGCAACCACAACAAGGCAGAATGTATATTGCCACCGTAGATTGTTCTGAGGGGGTTGGTCTTGATTACCACACAATTAATGTACTAGATGTTACTGAAACCCCTTACAGGCAGGTCGCTAAATATAGAAATAACAAGCTGCCATTGTTGTTCTTTCCAACGGTCATTTATAGTCTGTGTAAAAGATACAATGAGGCCTACGCATTGATTGAAACAAATAATGTGGGTCAACAGGTAGTAGATATTTTACATTATGATTTGGAGTATGAATATGTTTATAAGATTGACCATCACCACATCAAAGGTCAAACAATCTCAGGTGGTTTTAGAAAATCATCCGGTTTTGGCATTAAAACTACCAAAACCGTTAAGAAAATTGGTTGTGCTAACCTCAAAACGCTCATTGAATCCGACAAATTACTCATCCAAGACTTTGATACAATAGCAGAACTGAATACTTTTGTTCGTGTAAGAGATTCATATGCAGCTGAAGAAGGCAATAACGATGACATTGTAATGGGTCTGGTACTGTTTGCATGGCTTACCGCACAGACATACTTCAAAGATTCTACGAATATTGACATTCGTAAGGTACTTTTGGAAGAAAACGATATGCTTGGCGATGAAGATATGGCACCAGTTGGATTCATTGATGATGGTTTAAAACCAGAAGTTACTGTAGATTCGGGTGATGTTTGGTCAGAAAAAGGTTATACTTCGTCAAGATTGTAAAAACATAAATACACTATAAATTGAAAAGAATTTGACCCGATAACAAAAGGAGAAATCCATGGCATTTCAATTATCCGCTGGGGTGAATGTATCAGAAATCGATCTGACCACAGTTGTCCCTTCAGTCTCCACTTCGATTGGAGCTTTTGCCGGACCGTTTGCCTGGGGACCTGCGAATACTGTTGTTACCATTTCTGACGAGGTTCGCCTTGCAGATACCTTTGGTAAGCCAGACAGCACAAATTATGAATACTGGTTCTCTGCTGCAAACTTTTTGGCTTACTCAAACAATTTAAAACTTGTTCGTGCAATTAACGTTGGCACAACACGAAACGCTACAGGCAATACAGCTGGCGGTGTATTAATTAGAAACGAAGATTCTTGGGATCTTTCGTTTTCAAGTGGTTCTTCTAATGCATATGGCGTTTTTGCTGCTCGTTACGCAGGTGCAATTGGTAATTCACTTAGAGTTTCTATGGCAGATGCTGCTACATTTAGCACTTGGACATATGCTACTCTGTTTAATTCTGCGCCAGGAACATCTAACTATGCTGAAAAACAAGGCGGCTCTTTTGATGAGATGCATGTCATTGTTATCGATGAAGATGGTTTGTTTAGTGGTCAGCAAGGTACTGTGCTAGAGAAATATTCTTTTGTTTCTAAAGGTTCAGATTCGAAAGATGATAGCGGCAATTCAAACTACTATAAAAACATTATTGCTGATCGTTCAAAATATATTCATTGGATGGATCACCCAATAGCAAATGGTGCAACCAATTGGGGAACAACCGTTTCAGGTAAAACTTTTGCTAATTTATCATCCAATGTTACTATTTCTTTGACTGGCGGCGTTGATGGAACAATTGCAACAGGTAATGTCATATCTGCTTATGACCTGTTTGATTCTACTGAAGCTGTTGATATTTCGCTAGTAATTTCTGGCCCAGCAAATGAATCTCTTGCTGATAGTTTGATTACTATGTGTGAAGATAGAAAAGATTGTATCGTATTTTTATCACCAGAAAAATCGGATGTTGTTAACAATCCAGGTTCTGAAGTTACTGATACTAAAACATACCGTGATACATTGACCACTTCTTCTTATGCTGTTATGGATAGCAACTGGAAATACCAGTATGACAAATACAATGATGTATACCGTTGGATTCCATGTAATGGTGATGTAGCTGGTCTGTGCGCTCGTACTGATCTTGAGCGTGATCCTTGGTTCTCACCCGGTGGTCTCAATCGAGGCATTATAAAGAATGTAATTAAACTTGCTTACAATCCATCAAAAACGAACCGTGATGACTTGTATGTAAAAGGAATTAACCCAATTGTTTCTTTCCAAGGTGAAGGTACAGTTCTATTTGGTGATAAAACATTGCTTGTTAAACCATCTGCGTTTGACCGAATTAATGTTCGCCGTCTGTTTATTGTGCTAGAGAAAGCAATTGCTCGTGCAGCTAGATTCTCTCTCTTTGAATTTAATGATCAATTCACAAGAGCTCAGTTTGTTTCGTTGGTAGAACCATTCTTGCGTGATGTACAAGGTCGCCGAGGTATTACGGACTTCCGTGTTGTTTGTGATGAAACAAATAATACAGGCGAAGTTATTGATCGTAATGAATTTATTGGTGACATATACATCAAACCTGCTCGTTCAATTAACTTCATTCAACTTAACTTTGTGGCAGTTCGCACAGGTGTTGCGTTTGAAGAAATTGTTGGACAGTTCTAAATAGAGAAACGGGAGAAAAATAAATGGCATTTAATGTAAACGAATTTAGAAGTCAGATGGTTGGTGACGGTGCCCGTCCTAATCTATTTGAAGTTTCTATGCCGTTTCCTGGATTCTCTACGCCAGGTAACGCACAACAAAAACTAACATTTATGTGTAAGACAGCACAATTACCTGGCGCTACGCTAGGTGTTGTGCCTGTTCAATACTTTGGTCGTGAACTCAAATTTGTAGGCAACAGAACATTTGCTGATTGGACAATTACGGTTATCAATGATGAAGATTTCATTATTCGTAACGCATTTGAGCGTTGGATGAATGGTATTAATTCACACAACCTCAATGTCCGTAATCCAGTTGCTCTTTCGCCACTTGGTTATACAGTTGATGGCGATGTTACACAATTTGGTAAAAAAGGCGATACTCTTAAAAAATACAAGTTTGTTGGTCTCTTTCCAAGCGATGTTACTGCAATTGATGTTGATTGGGGTTCAAATGATACGATTGAGGAGTTTTCAGTTACTCTCACCTATCAATGGTGGGAATCAATAGCAGACGGTGTAGTGTAAGAGGAAAGGCTTCGGCCTTTCTTCATTTTTATAGGATGATTTATTAATGGCTATTAAGCTCTTTGGTTTTACCTTAGGCAAAAAAGATGTTGTTCAGGTTCAATCTCCTGAGCAACCTTCTTTTGCACTTCCAACTCCTGCACTCGATGATGGTGCAGTTACAATCACACAAAATGCTTATTACGGTACATATGTTGACCTAGAAGGTTCTATTCGTAATGAATTAGAACTTATCACTCGGTACCGTGAGATGGCAAATCATCCAGAATTAGAAATGGCTATTGATGATATTGTCAATGAAGCCATTTCACACGATGAAGCTGGTCGTACAGTCAATATCGTATTAGATAAACTGAAGCAACCAGATGCAGTTAAGAAAAAAATTACAGAAGAATTTGAAAACATTCTTCGTATGTTAAACTTTGGCAATTTATCAGATGATTTGTTTAAGCGTTGGTACATTGATGGTCGTATTTACTATCATGTGGTTGTAGACGAAAATGATCCAAAATCTGGCATACAAGAACTACGGTACATTGACCCACGCAAGATTCGTAAAGTGCGTGAAGTTAAAAAAGAACGTGACCCAAAAACTGGCGCAGATATTATTAAATCAATTGCTGAGTATTATGTTTATAGTGATCGTGGTACTGCAACACAATCATATGGTGCATCAGTAAATTCTGGCCTTCGTATTGCACCAGATGCAATTGTAAATGTAAACTCTGGTTTGATGGATGCCAAAAACACATTTGTTATTTCTTTTCTTCATAAGGCAATAAAGCCACTTAATCAGTTAAGAATGATTGAAGATGCGGTTGTAATCTATCGCCTCTCACGAGCACCAGAACGCCGTATATTTTATATCGATGTAGGTAATTTACCAAGAGGCAAGGCTGAACAATATATTCAGTCAATCATGGTCAAATATCGTAACAAGATGGTTTACGATGCAAACACCGGTGAGTTGCGTGATGACCGCAAACACCTTTCGATGCTTGAAGATTTCTGGTTACCACGCCGTGAAGGTGGTAAAGGCACAGAGATTACCACATTACCAGCAGGCCAAAACCTTGGTGAGTTGGAAGATGTAAAATACTTCCGCCAAAAACTTCTACAATCACTTAATGTACCTATCAGCCGTTTAGAACCACAACAAGGTGGTATGATTGGTCTTGGTCGTACAACTGAAGTTACCCGTGATGAAGTTAAGTTTTTAAAATTCATCATTCGTCTGCGTAATAAGTTTTCACAAATCTTTGATCATGCTTTAGAGAAACAATTGGTACTTAAAGGCATTTGTACGAGAGAAGAATGGCAAGATTTTAAAGAACAAATTTATTATGACTATGTAAAAGATAATAACTTTACTGAACTGCGTGATGCAGAACTTTTACAAAATCGTGTTCAAACACTTCAAGTTGTTGATCCATATGTTGGTCGTTACTTCTCTGCTGAATGGGTTCGTAAAAATATTCTTCAACAAACACAAGAAGAAATTGAAGCTATTGATGAACAAATCAAAAAAGAATCAGACGCAGGTACAGGTGGGCCAACAATGCCACCTGAAGCACAAGCACAACAACAGGCAATGGAACAACAGTACCCACCAGAAGATAATACTGGTGCTGCAAATGAATCAATGACACCAATGTTAGATGCTGAGGTAGAAAAATATTCAGCATTACTAAATAGGCGCTAAACGGAGAATACTATGGACACGCAAACATTTATTAATCAAGTTGCAGCAGGTGATGCTGCGAGTGCAAAAGATTTGCTAAATGATCTTTTAGCCGCTAAAGCTTTTGAAGCACTTGATGCTAAAAAAATTGAAATGGCACAAACACT